GAACCAGATAATTGAGCCAACGTTATTTCAAAATTGCCTGGATCTACCTTTTCTCTTATTCTTGCTCTGTTAAAGTTTAATACATAAATTGAATCTGTATCAACTCCGTTAATTGTAAATTTTTTATCATTAGGTGCTAATAATAATTGAGCATATTGTCTATATATTGCTCTTGTTGGAGTATCATTATTAATATTACCTGTTAAATCTCTTGAACCTGAACCTGCATAATGTCCATATGCAAGCGATAATTCTGAAGATGCTAAATCATTGACACCAGGATCGCCTGTACTAAATATTTCTTGATAATATGTCTTTTGTGTTTCAGTTAATAATGAAGACGTAAACATTGTTACAAGACTACCTGTGTTTCCAGTAAATAATCCTTTTGTAACAACTTCTTCATATTCTCCACGAATATCA